TTAGGTAAACCAAGTCTATTAGGTAGATAATGCAACAAACAGATAAAGCAAAAAATTTATTAAAACGATTTGACAGATTAAAATCTCAAAGACAAAATTGGGAAAGTCATTGGCAAGAAGTTGCAGATTATATGCAACCAAGAAAAGCAGATGTAACTAAAACAAGATCTAAAGGTGATAAAAGAACAGAATTAATTTTTGATAGTTCACCATTACAATCAGTAGAATTATTATCAGCATCACTTCATGGTATGTTAACAAATCCATCAACACCTTGGTTCTCTTTAAAATTTAAAGATACAGGTATGGAAAATGAAGATGAAGCAAAAGCATGGTTAGAATCTGCTACTGAAGTTATGTATTCAGCATTCAATCAATCTAACTTTCAACAAGAAATATTTGAACTGTATCATGATTTAATTACATTTGGTACTGCAGCAATGTTTATTGAAGAAGATGAAGAAGATAATTTAAAATTTTCAACAAGACATATTAATGAAATATTTATTTCAGAAAATGAGAAAGGTAGAATTGATACAGTATTTAGAAAGTTTAGAATTTCTGCAAGAGCAGCAATACAAAAGTTTGGAAACGTATCAACTAACATTGCAGTTATAGCAAAAAAAGATCCTTATGAAGAAGTAGAAATACTTCATGCAGTTTATCCTAGAGCAGACTTTAATCCTTCAAAAAAAGATAAAGAAAATATGCCATTTGAATCTGTTTACTTAGATGCATCATCTGGTGATGAATTATCTGTATCTGGATTTAGAGAGTTTCCTTTTGTAGTGCCAAGATATTTAAAAGCATCACACGAAATTTATGGTAGATCTCCAGCAATGACAGCTTTGCCAGACGTTAAGATGCTAAATGAAATGTCAAAAACTATAATTAAGTCTGCGCAAAAACAAGTGGATCCACCTTTATTAGTTCCAGATGATGGTTTTGTTTTACCAGTAAGAACTGTACCTGGTGGTTTAAATTTTTACAGAGCAGGAACAAGAGATAGAATTGAACCACTAAACATTGGTGCAAATAATACATTAGGTTTAAATATGGAAGAGCAAAGAAGAAACTCAATTAGAAATGCTTTCTATGTAAATCAATTAATGATGCAAGATGGTCCACAAATGACAGCAACAGAAGTGATACAAAGAAACGAAGAGAAGATGAGATTGTTGGGTCCAGTTCTTGGTAGACTTCAATCTGAATTATTAAAACCATTAATTGATAGATCGTTCTCAATTTTAATGAGAAAGAATTTATTTTCTCAACCACCAGAATTTTTATCTGGTCAAGATATTGAAATTGAATATGTGTCACCACTTGCTAAAGCACAAAAATCTACAGAGTTATCATCTATCATGAGAGCAATTGAGATTATGGGTAGCTTATCAAATGTGGCTCCAGTATTTGATCATATCAATATGGATAAATTAGTTAGACATCTAACTAACATTGTTGGTGTTCCACAAAAAATATTAAAACCACAATCTGAATTAGATGCCGAAAGACAAGCACAAGCACAACAACAAGAACAAATGCAACAGATGCAACAGTTACAACAAGTAGCAGAAGCAGGGGGGAAAGTAGCACCATTAGCAAAAGCATTACCAGAAGAAGCTAAAGCAGTAGCAAATGCTGATGTTGAATAATTTATGGAACCAGATAAACAGCTAGAGAAGCTAATAAAAAAACTTAGAGAAAATTATCAATATATTTTTAATACAGACGAAGGCAAAGAAGTTTTGTCTGACTTAGAAAAAAGATGTCATTATCATTCTACCACCAATGTAAAAGGTGATAGCCATGAGAGTGCATATATGGAAGGTCAACGTAGCGTACTTCTATTTATAAAACAAATGCTGCAAAAGGAGAATAAGAATGTCAAGTGAACAGATAACACAAAGTAATGTGCCTGTAGAAGAAACGACACAAACTACTACAGACACTCCTCAAACAAACGAACAACCGGTTAGTTCTACAACTTCAGAACAACCAACTGTTGCTAAGTCTTGGAAAGACACAATCTCAGAAGAGTTTAGAAACGATCCAAACATTTCTAAGTTTACTGAAATAGATGCGTTAGCTAAAAGTTATATCAACGCAACTAGAATGATAGGTCAAGATAAAGTATCAGTACCAAATGAAAACTCAACAGATGATCAATGGAACGAAGTTTATTCTAAACTTGGAAGACCAGAGTCTGCAGATAAATATAAACTAGAAGTACAATCTGAAACAGCTCCATTAGATGAAGGTGCAATAAAACAGTTTGCAGAGAATGCTCATCAACTAGGTTTAAATAACAAACAGGCTCAAGGTATTTTAGAGTTTTATAAAAATTCTATGGAAGGTTCTGTACAACAAGCAAGAATAGATACAGAAACTGCTCAAGCAAATGCCGAACAAGAACTTCGTAAAGAGTGGGGTAGATCTTATGAAGAGAATATTAAAAAAGCAGGAGCTGTTGCAAAAGCAAATATAAATGAAGATGTTCTTAATATGGAACTAAAAGATGGTACAAGATTAGGTGATCATCCTTCAATTATAAAAGGTTTTGCAAATATTGCTAACCTAATGTCTGAAGATAAATTAGTCAGTACAGATAGTGAAACTGTTGATCGAGGTACAGATTATGAAGCCGAGATTAGTAAAATTGTTAATGATAGGGATGGTCCATATTGGAATAAATCACATCCAGATCATGACAAAATAGTTCAACAAGTATTTACTTTAAGAAGTATGAAAACTGGCGACTAGATGCTTTCAGATAAAGAAATTAAATTAGAGATACTTAGATCTGTTTTAGAAAGTGGATCTGAGTTAACCAAATCTAATCCCTTGCCAAAATGTGAGGAATATTATAAATGGGTTTGTAAGGCGAATGAAAATTCGCCTAACAAAAGTAAGACAATTCGAAAGAACCTTACTGACAAGAAGGAATAGACTCTAGTCTAACAGACTTTAAATGCAAGAGAAGCCAGATTTTCTGATAACGTCTCTGTTTTTATTTAAATAACAACAACAATTAAATAGGAGACAATTATGTCAACTCAAATAACTACAGCATTTGTAGAACAATATAGTTCTAACATTCAAATGCTATCACAACAAAAAGGTTCTATACTTAGAGATAAAGTAAGAATGGAATCTGTTACAGGGAAGAATGCTTTCTTCGACCAAATTGGTTCTGTAACTGCAACTGCTCGAACAGTAAGACACTCAGACACTCCTCAAGCAGATACTCCTCACTCTAGAAGAAGAGTTAGCTTGGCTGATTACGAGTTTGCTGATCTTATCGATGATCTAGATAAAGTAAGAATGTTAGTAGATCCTACTTCTTCTTATGCATTAGCTGCTGCTTATGCAATGGGTAGAGCAATGGATGATGCTATCATTACTGCAGCAACTGCTGCATCTGATACTGGTGTAGCTGGTGGAACTTCTGTTGCATTGCCTGCATCTCAAATCATAACTGAAGCTGGAACTGCTGGTTTAACTATCGCTAAATTAAGAGAAGCGAAAGAAATCATCGACTTAGCTGATGTTGATCCTTCACTACCGAGACACATCATCGTATCTCCTAAACAGATCACAGATCTATTAGGAACTACTGAAGTGACTTCAAGTGATTTCAATACAGTTAAGGCTCTTGCATCTGGAGACGTAAATAGTTTCTTAGGATTCAACTTTGTTGTATCTAACAGATTACCTATTGCTTCTTCAAAAAGAGGTTGTATTGCTTACGTTCAAGATGGTATCGCTTTAGCTGTTGGTAAAGATTCAACTGCTAGAATCGATGAAAGAGCTGACAAAGGTTATGCTACTCAAGTTTACTATTCTGCTGCATTCGGTGCGACTAGAATGGAAGAAGACAAAGTAGTTAAAATCGAGGCTCACGAAGCATAGTAAATAAAATTTTAGGGGGTGAAAGCGAGAGTGGAAACCCCCTAGAATGCTTATGAAACAAATAAAAGATTTAAAAACAGTATTACATTTTAAACAAGGGAATTATGTTTATCGTTATGTATTGGTAGACAGATTTAAAAATACAAGTAAAGTACATTATGGTTTTGACGCAAAGAATGAAAGAACAGAGCATGAGATTTTTGCGTTAGAAAAAGATAGACAGATTAGAAGAAAGTATATTATAAGGAAGTAATATGGCATCAGTAGTAGATATTTGTAATGGAGCATTAAACCAACTTGGTGCATCAACAATCCTTTCATTGACAGAAGATTCTAAAAACGCAAGACTTTGCAACGCAAGATATACACAAGTAAGAGATAGTTTATTCAGATCACATCCCTGGAATTGTTTAATTAAAAGAGTTGAACTAGCAAGAGATACAGATACTCCTTCTTGGGGTTTCTCATATCAATTTACTTTACCGGCAGATTGTTTGAGAGTTCTTACAATTTTAAATTATGATTATGATTATAAAGTTGAAGGAAGAAAAATTTTAGCTAATCATGGTACAGTAAAAATACAATATGTTTCAAGAATAACAGATGTTAATCAATATGATGAATTATTAAGAGAAACAATTTCTGCATCATTAGCTGCAGACATTGCTTATGCCGTAACTTCTTCTAATCCTACGGCTTCTAATATGTATAATTTGTTTCAAGATAAATTAAGAGAAGCTAGATTTGTAGATGCTACAGAGGGTCAAAATAATAATCCAGACAATGGTCAATCAGATATTATTGGTGCTTCATCTTTTATAAACGCAAGGTACTAAACCATGGCTAGAGTTGCTGTTCAATTAACGAACTTCACAGGTGGAGAATTATCACCAAGACTAGATGGTAGAAATGATTTACAAAAATATCCTACAGGATGTAAAACTTTAGAAAACATGATTGTATTTCCTCACGGAAGTGCAGCAAGAAGAAGTGGTACACAATTTGTAGCAGAAGTAAAAGATAGTTCTAAAGAAACAAGATTAATTCCTTTTGAGTTTAGTACAACACAAACCTATATGTTAGAGTTTGGAGATCAGTACATAAGATTTTATAAAGATAATGGTCAAATATTATCTGGTGGTTCAGCTTATGAAATTAGTTCGCCATATTTAGAAACAGAACTATCTGATATTAAAT